TATTTCTTAATAACGAATTAAAATTTCGTCGCGGTGAGCCAGTTGGCGAGGAGGAAAAAGAGAAACCACAAAATCCAGTATTAAACCATATAATGACATTAGATTCATTGGCATCCATATTAACGCCATTTAAAACATGTGTTGCTCCGTATAGTTTTTCCTATCCTCAAATTTCTAATAGGCATGTATATGGCCCTTGGATCACGGATTGGAATTATGTTGCATTTAGGGGTAAAGTTGAATATGAACAAGATGATAGTTTAGTGCCAGAAAATTTCCTCATTCCAATTAATTACGGAAATTATGGCTCTTATTCCATGACGCAAACTAGTGGGCTTGACGGTATGGATTTAGTCGCTCAGTCTAGAGTAAATTCTATTGATAATTATAATGCATTTGCAATTGAAGAGGGTAGCATCACAATACCCGGAGGACCATCAATTAAGAGAATTGGAGATGTTTTATATAGTTTACCAAGAGTAACTGATCTTAAGGTAAGCATATCTGCCGATAAAATTGAAACGTCTTATTCATTTAAGACGGTAATGCCAAAATTTGGTAAAAATAATAGAGATATTGAGAAAAAAATCAGTAAAATATCGAATTTAGTTAAACAGAGAAAAATGGAATAGGATATAATATTACATGGCAAGAAAATTCAATCCAGAAATTAATATTAATCCAGCATCTTTAGTATTAGTTGGAGAAATTACCCATACATTAAGGGCTATGGGAAATCCATTATCTACAGGCATAGATATAGAGGCTCCAGCGGGTCCAGATAATCCAATAGTTGGTGGGCCTAGTGGCTGGAAAGAAATACCACAATCTCAAGTTGGTTTAATGACATATGCGGCTTTTCAAGAGCAGGCTAATAGATTTCATATGCCAACAGGAGAAGAAAGAGGGGATAGACATCCTTGGAATTTAGTTGGTGCCATTTCCTTGGATGCTATCTTTTGTCCATATATTAATGTGGCTAATACCGGAGCTAATGATGATGGTGGACCATATTTGCCACATTGGACAAATCCTAGTGGCAGTACTTCCGAACCGACTTCAAAAACATTAAATCCCTTTGACCCATTTAATACTTTAATAGAAGCCACAGAGCAAGTTGGTTCTCAAGTATGGATGGAGAGCGGGCATAACATTGCAATGGCCTTAACTTATAACCCTTATGATTCTGGAGTAAATGGGTCTGGCGGATTAGTTGGTGCTACTGGTAAATATCCAAATGGCAGTGGCTCTCCGGTAGATTTATATTTTGATAAAGACCATTGGGCTAGACATAGAGTAGAACTTGATCGTATACGTGGTGTTGGTTTTAAAGCCCCAATGGTATTAACTGGTTGGGGATATGATACTGACGGTAATCCTGTTCCGGCCAGTGGTGGAGCAATGCATCCACAAGCCGCTTGGAATATGAACCTATGGAAATCTGGCCCCGTTGATTTAAGATGGGATGAGGGCCGTGGTGTTTGGACGGGCGGTGGTGGTGGCGGTATTACTAAAATCGCTCTAGTTAAAATGACAAATCTTTATACTCCACCTAGTTTTTCATTTGAAGTAGATAGGAGCAATAGTAGAGATCAATATACAAGAAATGCGCCAGCACAATTACGCACATCCGATTCTACTATTTATGACCCAGAGTATGTCGCATATAATGCAAATGCAAATAATCAAAATTATTATGAACAATTAGATTATTCTTGCGACTATCCATATTATGAGGCGTTTATTATTAGAGAAACTAATACATCAGTCAATGATAATGTGTTCTATAATATCTGGACTGAAGATGCAAATGATTGTGGGCATATCACAAATCAATGCTCTGGGGTTGGTCACGGCACAAATGCATCCAAAAGAATATTGGTTGAAAATCCATTACGACAGTCTTTTGATGTTGGAGATTTAGCTTTTACTGTTTATACTGGCAGAAGTAAAAGAGTAAATACTGGAAATTATACCGGTGGAACTGGTTCTGGCGCAGAAGCTACAATTACTACTGATTCCAGTGGAAACGCGACTGTCAATATCATATCTGCTGGCGATGGATATACATATGGTGGATTTGCATTATCGTCTGGTAATTGTGATATTTGTGGTGGAAACATTACGCTTAATTTTGCCGGTGGTTTACTAAGCTCTGCCTCTATATCACCATCTGGTGGATATAATGCCAATCAAACATGTAGTTTGAATATTTTTCCAAATGATGCCAGTGTTTCTACAGAAACCTTAGAAATACATTGGGTATTACAAGCAGAATTCAAATCGCAACAGGTTGTGACACATGTTGAATGTGATAATGGAATTTTACAGTCTTGTACAATGAAAATACAAACACAGGGATATAAAACTTGCGAATGGTGTGGAGAAAATACAGCATTAATAAATTCATAATTGAAGGACAAGGACAATAGGATATGGCATATATAACACAGTCTGGTAATACGCAATGTTATTCTTGTGGTAAAAACTGCATTAATGTTGAATTTTGTAATGATGGCGGCGGATATGGTTATAATGATGACTATTCTGCTAGTGCTAATGGTGTCAATTTATCAAGAAATATTAGAGTTAAAATTATAGCCAACCAAGCTTATTGGGGCTTTAGTGGAACATTAATAGAGGGCTGGGCAACATACTCTAATGGATATTATGATTTTTTTGATAATCATGCTGAAAAACATTCATATGATCACTTTTGTTATGGTACAGATGGAGAAACAATTACTAGGTTTGGCGTAGTACCAAACGTAAATAGATCAGATGTTCGATATCGATCAGTATATGATCCAGAAAATAGAATAGTTAAAGATTATAATGGCACTACTTTATTATCAGCCAGTGATGGACTTGGTGGAGCAGAAGTATATTTAGTTGATCGTGGTGGTAGTGCATCAGACGGGGATGGATGTGAATCCTCAAACCCCAGTAATAGTTTTAGAAAAAATCCAGCATCTTTTGGTTTTGGTAATAAAATTCATTTCTATAGTCGCATATATAAAAATATTACCGGCGCATGGAGATTGACTAGTTTAGAAAATTGCTATGATCCAGCCGATTTAGGATATGGAGCCGGTCATTTATTAGAATGTGACAATACGCCAAAACAAAACATAATCTATAAAGACAGTCAATACCAAAATTATGATCCAACAAGAATCAGGGCATTTGACCAACCATCTGATTATTATGGCTATCAAAGTCGCTGCTTACCAGATGGATCGGTGGTTGGTAAATATAGTGGTAGAATTAGCGAAATTACTAGAGATTTAGGTGGTGGTGGATTTATTACTGTTGGTCTTTATTATGGCTCAGATGCCCCGTATTTACCAGCCACTGGATTGCAAGAGGGGATGTCTATAACCATTAATAATGATATTAGTGGCGTATTTAATAATCAATATCGAATTTTCAATATTAGTCATCAGACTCATAGTACTACGGTGCAATTAGTCGGCACATCGACGGGTAATGCATTAGATGCGTCAATACCAACCGGCATATTTGCATTAGATATAGATGGTAGTGGAACTTGGATAGCTCATGATACTTATGATCCGCAAACATGTTGTAGCACAAGCGCATATGGTGTGGATAATGAAACGAAAAAATTACAACCAAATTATCATGCAGATATGCGCAAGGTTTTTAATAATCCCAAAAACTTAATGCAGTCAAATAGAAATGCCGTAGATAGATATACATATAATGTCTTTACTGCTAGTGAATTATCTGGTAGCGGTGCAGTAATAGATTATACATATCCACTGGTTAGTGGTGAATTAGATTCTTCTGGCATACCAACAGGAACTGGGTATGTAGTATTAACTACCGGTAATGATAGTTGGTTAAGTATTGATGATAGCGGGAGATATGGACATCCTGTTTTTCATCGACAATTACCATATTATGGCGAATTTTATAATGTTGATCGATGTCAAAATCTTACTAGAATACAGCAATTAATAGATAGAGGCAAGAGAGATAATGCAACATGTTATAGTAAAAGAGCAACATTAGAAGTATATCCAGATTGCATTACTCAATATGATCAGTATGAAGTTTGTGACATTGCAACTGATAGATATCCTACTAATTTAGTTCCTAGATTAGCATTTGTTTATCGTGGTTGTGATTTTTATGATACTTGTAACTTTGATGCCAGTGGATTACCGATTGGTGGATGGCAAGGGGGTGTACCAACGGGCATTAATGATCTTAAAAGATTGTTGGCCGGAACTGAAATTCATATGTTTTTAAATTTAGGCACAGCTTGGGGTGGTAGATTGCCGGGAACACCATGTCCATGTGATTGTAGTGAGGAGCCAGCAACGGGAGAACGAGCGCCATTACATATTGATATACCAAGCCCAATGAGTTTTCCAAATTTTCCAAATTTTGATTTAAATCCGTCTGGTTATGGATGCTCTGATCCAAGATGGCAAATTGCAAAGGCTATGGAAGAAGCTGGTGGCACTTTAAGCAATACTAGTCTTTGCGATCCACTTCATACTTCTGCATCAGCATGTAATGTGAAACAGCCATATACTACATATGGATATATTATGGGCCTATGCGGTAAACAAAATCGTGATAGAAAAGATGTTATTGCTAATGCCTTTGCAAATACATATCAAGATAAAACTTATACCAATGCTACTCCGTCAGTAGATATAGATGAACCCATGTATTGGTCATTTACCTCTCCAAGTCCAGATAGTGGAGGAACTGTATGGTCTAGTGGCACCGGTAGTAGAAGCGATGGTGGCGGTGATTTTGTTCAAATGGCTGGCAGTGGTTATGGCTGGTGGGGAATTGCAGATGCAAACAAACAAATAGTGGCTCCATATTTTCCAACAAAAATTAATCAATACAAGTGCTGTCCAGCTGATTCTAATCAATCTTATCTTGATTTTAATAATACTGGAGTTTTATCGCTTGGTTGGCCCACCAACGGAGTGCCGTTTTTAATTGAATTGGAAGTAGAAGATTTTTGTGGTGGATGTGTAACTAAGGTAATGGATGATACATCTTTGCAATTATCTATACAGGGCTTAAGCTCAGAATTTATTTGGAATCAGAGCAATAAGTATGGTCATAACTATTGTAAATATGATGGGGAAATGGTTTCTCAGTTGCCTCGCCCATTTTGGGGTTGTGCTAGCGGCTTTCAAGAGGCTTCATGCAATATTCTTTTTGATGATCCAACTTATTCTATAAATGCTAAATACGCAAACAGAAACACTGGTAATACTTGTGAATGTTTAGACAACTCAATTACTTTATCTCCAGTAAAATTGGCTGGTACAGATATAATTTTGGGCTGGAGAAGCGGAGACGGAAGTGCTGAAGGATTAATTGAAATAGAAAATTGTAATATGCCCAATAGTCCAAAATTTACTAGTTCATATAGTCTATTATCTGAGGGTGGTGGATATAAAGTTTTTGCCCAATTTGATTTAGCTTGCCCCGGAATGCATGACTTTTTATATGATACACAATATCCAGAAGCGGCATATGGTTCTAATCCACTTACTACCCTGTGGAGCAGCACTAGTAGCTGCGGGCATAGATATCCAGCAGTTTCAAATCAAGACTTGCAATTAAGAACAAGGCTATGGCTAGTATCAGTTCCATGGCTAGAAGTATTTCAAAAATTCACTAGGGATGCGCTTTTAAACTTTGATTTTGAAAGTTGTTTAGTTGGATCAAATATTTATGGAGGTTATGGCAATGGACTATTTGGAGTTTGTCCCGGTGATCAGGTAGAGGCATATGGTTGCAAGGTTGGAGGTATTTGGCGCGGCTGCGGAGGATATGGTTATGGTGAAGATCCATGTGATGCTGCCACGCCATGTAATACATGTGCTACAGGAATAGCAAGCGGGGTTTGGTGCGTATGTGACAATGCTATTGGTTTCGATGGAGAGATACGTCCACTGCCCATGAATTATGATATTGATGGATGCGGATGTCTATGTTTAGAGCCAGAATTAATGGCGCTATACACTGTACAATCTGATTTTACTTTAGCTTTAGCTAGTGGCGGCTCACCGTGTGGAACAATATATTGGTATGGTATTGAATCTAAGGGTATAGAACCAATTCTTATGTCATGTGGTCCACCATATCCATATATTGGATATAGATATGGCGATATTACAACCTCATTTGATTGGCACGAGTGGAGCCACGGAGTGAATGCGATCACTTCTGGAATATTGTATGAGCTTAATAAACCAAAAATAGGCAATGCCGATGATTGTGATAGTCTACCATTAGAAAACAGAATTTGTGTAAATGAAGGGTGTACTTTAGATAATAATGTATCATCTAAAAGTTGTGGTTATCCAATTTTTCATAGCGGTGATGCATCTGTTGCTGTCAGAAAAAAGAAATGTCATCCAGAAATTGCTATAGTAACCAAAATTGCTTGTGTTGCTTCCGGTTATGACTTAACTTTATCTAGGGAGTATCATGAGCATGATAGAATTTGGAAGGAGGTAGTGGGTTATACTGATGAAATACCCCCTGCACGAATATGTCAAGAAATTATAAAAGGTACATATGTTTACACAAATTCAGCCGGAGTTACCGGATGTATACAGCTGCCTTACATGATGCCAACAGACACTGTTACGCCATCTTATGTTGCCCCATGTAGCGTACATTTATCAAGCGGTGCATTTGCTGTTCAAGATTTTCGATTTGCAGATGCCGCCGATAATGGCTCTTATTATTGGAACTACTATAATTTATTTTATGGCGGCGGCAGTGCTGTAAGTCCTAGTAATGGCTATCTAGTTGCTTCATTGGCTGAATATGTGGATTATGATACTAATTTACCATATTTTGATAGTTCGTGTCCACCAACGGGAACTCCATCAAAAACATTGCCAGTATGGGCAACTGGCGCACTATATTCTGATGAAATTACGAATAACAAACATAGCTGCATACAAGACAGTGCTGCGTGTGGCGGGGATATGTGGTGTAATAAGATATTTTTTCCAAGACATTATTATTTGTCTGGTACAAGAGTGGCACCTTTTGGTGCGGGCGTAATTTGTACCAATAATGCAGAACGACAAATGCCAAATTTAGAAGGGTATGTAGAAGCTGGAGAAACAATTAGTGCTGCTCGTTCATTATTTGCAGAGGCAAAAAATAGATTTATTGATTTCTGTGATGATAATTTTATTCAAGAGCTAGTTTATGATTTATCAATAGATGGCAACGTGATCACAGTGGAAGACTATTTACCATTGCTTGGCGTGGTTCACCCCGGCTTTAGATATACATCAGATGTTAAAAGCTGCATAGTAGTTACATCCGGTTGCGCTAACAATATTCCATTACATTCTAATATGAGCATCAGCGGAGGTTTACATTTACCACAAACATATACACAAAACGCTTTTGATTCTATGGGTTATTGGTTAGATCAAACGGTCGCGTCAGCAGCAGATCAATGCTTATTTAGTCCATTTAAGATATTGCTAGATGTTGAATGTAACACCAATAGAATAAGAAGAAAAAACTCTAATGACGATCCCACCTATTTACAAGGCATACAAGAATGGCCAGCGGGGGCGTGTAGAAGCGAACAGACAGGACCGCCATGTGGTTGCCAAGACTCTGCCTGTAGTTTAAATGTTAATGATGCTACCTGTGAAAAGTATAATATTCTATCATATAGATGGGATGTAGTAGAAACAGAATATTTTCTTGATGCTGGCTGTTCCGGTTGCACAGTGGTAAATTATGACGGATCTGAAAGCGGCACATTTGGAACATATGCTATTAATCCAAACCCGGTAGGTATATTGGTACATCCGTCAATGATAGATTTTGATGATAGTCCAGAACTGTCAGGTCAAGTTATAACCACAAATAATTTTTCTTGTTGTGGTTATGATTGGATAACTACTGCTAGTTCAAACGGGCTGCCAACATTATATAGGTATAAATGCGATGATCAATATTATGAAATAGATGGGGGTGAATTAGGCCAGTGGTTTAAAGTCTGGGAATGTAGTGGATCTGCTGATGTATCTACTGTAATGAAGGGGGCATTCAATAGCCAATGCGAATGTCTAGCAGATCTCAATGGCTTGTGTGCAGCAACTTATAGATGCGAAGATGGATTTGCCAATGAGCCTAATTGCACACACTGTGCAGAAATTACAGAATTTATGGGTGGATTAAATGGTCAGGCCGTTGGCTATTACCCAGAATACTATGAAAAGGAATGTGATTGCATGGCAAGACCAGTAGGAGGCACAGAATGCGAAACTAATTCAATGGTTAAGTTTATTATTACAGAATCTGAGTAATAATTACCATTTGCCAATTGGACAAGTAGATGTAGACCAACCAGCTTTGACATTTAATACGCAACCGCATTTTCCACATCTAGAATTATTAACTATATGTGGACATTCTTGACAAATATTTAGCCTTCTTTGCTTTTCTTCTTCTGTAACTTTTTGCATACCGCCAGCAACATGTTTGGCTGCGGAGGAAATGAAATTTTTTGCCATAGTCATAGTAGATGGCAATGCTGGTTCAGTATTTTTCCTTTTAAGTTCCTCAACTTTTTCTTTAGCTTTGATTTCTGACTGTTTAGTGCAATCATTTGGATTTTGATTTGGGCCACGACATTCCTCCCACATTTTAAAATACCCAATATGATTTTGGCATAAAGTATGTAGATGTTTGGATTTATTTACTCCATGCCGCTGACAATATCCTGCCATTGGACATTCACATGGTGTTTTTTTATCCGTTGACATTAGCAAATACTCCACTAAGCATTTGATAAGTTCCAATTCCCAAAAGCATTGCATCTAAATATTGTGGATCTAATGATAAGAAGTGTACATGTCCAGCAATTTCATGTCTAATAATCGGGGCATCCCAGTTCATTTGTTGAAATTCTTCTTTAGCAATTTCTTGTTCTATTATTTCACTAAACAGCACTTTGCCATCTTCAATCTTGAAGATTAATCTATAATATTTCATATGTAAATCCTTAAATTATAAATAGCTTGGACGGGAGTGGGGATGATGGGAAGCATGATAAGATGTCTCCCGCCCAAACTATTGTTTATTTATTCTTCTTTACCCGTTTCTTTATTGTACTTGCGCCAAGGTTTCCAATTTCCGTCATCATCTTTGTTCTTTGGAAATAGTCCACCACCCTTCTTGTTTACACCAAATACTCTTCTAGCATAATGACAGTCTTGATTTTTGGGATCATAGCATACAAGCTCATAGTATTCATTCTCGTCCTTATCACTCCTAACATTAACCCTAACTTTATCTGAGCTTTGTCCATTTTTTACACATACATTATCATCATATAATTCATGCATGTGATGCAAAAACTTAAATGCATCAGTATCAGTTTCGCACTCTTTGGATATTACTACTTGGGTTCCACCTAAAGTTACATGGTAATCTACTTTCATGATTCATTCCAATCTTTATTATAGCCTTTTAAACTCTCTGTAACAGCATGATCACCCCTTTTGATTTTATTGATTTGGTCAATCATCTTAGCGGCTGTATCACGCTTTATCTCGTATACACTATTATATACTTTTTCTCCAGAATTGATGAACCTAATTACATCCAAATCTAATTTTTTGCAATTAATATCAATATATTTTATCTGTTCTGGCTTAATTCTTTCATCCTGCTGTCCAGACTGCTGGCTTAAATACTGTGATACATCTTTCTTGCATAGCTCCTCTGCGGCCACCACACGCAGTTTAAGGGCTTTTCTTAATGCCCTACCCTCTGCCTTGGTTGACGCTGTTGCCGGGGCGTGAACAGCAAATAGATCGTCTGTATTGCCAGCCCAGACATCAGCAACATCGGCATATGTTTTTATGTATTCCTTATCGTCTTTTTTGACTAAGAACTGTACTTCGTAAGTAACTGTTGTTTTGCCGATTGGATCGCCTGTTTCAACTCTTTGTACATCAATTGGCTTGCTGGATATAATTTCCCCAATTAACATTTCAGCCACTCGTCTTAGGCCAGATGTTAATGGATTACCATCTATAAGCTCTTTTGGCGCAAAGAACTGCATTACATAATCGTTCCATTCTGGCGAAAGCATACTTGGTATTTCAGATTCTTTTTGTTTGTCCATCTTTTACCTCAATTTCTATCAAGCGGTTTTTAATACTGGGAAACTTTTTGTCTATTCCATTCAATTCTTTGATTATCAACTTTAACAAATGATTCATTTTTGTCAATGAGATGCTTTTATCTATTTGTCTAATTCTAATAATAACATATCCACTGTTTATTAGAATACCTTGTTTAGCAGTATCTGCGACTTGTTGTTTAACTAATTTTTCTTGACCCCATATTGGAATAAAATGTCCCGGCCCATCAATTTCAATAGCGGTTTTCAATTCTGGTAGAAATAAATCTACTTCTAAGTCACTGCCAAAAACCAATCCTGTTTTATGGAATTCTACTGTATAACCGGCAGACATTAATCCATGATTCAGATGTCTTTCTGTTTTTGAGCCATATTTACTCGCATTTCTAACGCTTTCCAATGCTAGACTTCTAATTTCTTCTTGTTTGGCCCGGCCCATAGCGTCCCAATTTTTTTTGCTTAATTGAGATATTTTTTGTTTTTCATCCTCAGATAAATTGTGATACGCTTTCGATCTAGATTCTCCAATCCTCTGTTTGTGTTCCTGATCTAACTTTTTTCCCTCTGTTGGATGTTTAGCTCTGCCGTTTTTCAATGCTAGTTTTTGAGCCTCTGAATAATCGCGCCGAAAGTGATTTTCATCATCATATAATGTTTTACCTAGAAACTTTAACGCCCTTAAAACTCTAGTAGAATATGTATTTAATTCATCAGCAATTTCATAACTGCTGCATCCGCTATTATACATTTTGATTATTTTGTCTTTGTTTTTGAGAGCAAATTCCATATATCCTCCAAATTAAATTTATCTATTACCCCAGTTATTTGCTTATTGCATAAACATTGTAATGGCTCAATATGTTCTTTTGACCTGAGTATTATATGTAGATTCTTATCAGACAGTGTGCTATATATGTAGCTATAAGTCATTTGCTTAAACATCCAATCTAAATCATACAAATATAGAACCTTTAGTGAGTTAGTAGCACATCCAAGAATGTTATTGGCGTTTGTAATTGTATGCGCAATGACTAAACCATCATAAAACTGATCTAATACTGACGGGTTAAATACAGACGTATTTATCTTTAGATGCTCTGGTGATGGACTGAATGATGTGATTGACACATCTGGCATATTGTCCAGAAGGCTAATTCTATTAATTTCTTTGATTGCCTCATCATTAAATTGACAATACGAAATGTGATCTAAACATATATTGGTTTTCATGCTTCCCAAACCTCTCGCTTATTCTCAATAATCTCTTTTGCTAATCTTTTAAGACCAACATTATTGAATATGGTAGCTAGTCTATCATGAGCGGTGTCTTTATTTATTATATCCTGTCTATTCATGTTTGGCACATTGAATTTTTTATTTTCTTTGATGGCTAGTTCAATACTATTTATAAATTCATCCTCTTTGTTTGGTGTTAATATTGCTGGGTTTCCACCAGCAGCTAAAATATCTTTAATACGCATTAAATCATGTATATGTGATATACTTACTTTAGCATTTTTATAGAAACGATAATAATCATTTTGTCCACATAGTCCACAATAGCCATATATATTTATTGGCTGTGGATGAAAAAATTTTAACTTGTATCTGTTTTTACTAATGTGCCTAAATATCTTTTTTCCAAAATCTTGTATATTGCCAAAAAATACTATATCAGATGAAAATTTATCTTTATCTATTGGCAACACATCAGATGGTCTATGAACAATAAAGTCCATATTTAGTGTTGAGATATTAATCTGAATGCTTTTACTGTCGATAATTTTTTCTGTATCTGGAACATTGTGAATAATAATGTCTGGGTTGTAGTTTTTTATTGCATCCTTATCTATTTCGGTATGCATCATAGCAAGCTCGTATTTCATAGAATGTAATATATTAATAATGCTGCTCATTTTAAATTCATTGATTGATGTAGCATAAGTCAATATTTTCATATTAATTCCCCTATTGTTTGTATGTCCTTATTATTTTTATTATATATCATTATTGGTATTTTCGTTGATAAGCAGTTGATAAAATGCTCTATTGAATAAAGCTTATATTGTTCTGACCGATTGAGAATATTTCTAGCTATATCAAAATCATTTTTGGCTATAAAGCAAATTTCAGACCATACATTGTGTAATCCATAAGACATGTTCATTAGTTCATAATTATTTTTAGTAGTAATGCCTAAATTATAATTCTGCTTATCATATTTATGTGTTAACAAATAACTATTGCTGTTGTCATTTAGTAGGCATGATGTTGAAAATAATCTGTCTCCGTGTATTATATATGTGTTTTGTTGCACCGCAGCATTTAATCCAATTTTCCATCCGTCAATAATGCTAGACTGTGTGTATAATTGATTTTCTATAATCCGCACGTTTGTATATTTTTGATTATGAATATGATTGACTATTAGATCATGTTCAAATCCAGAGATGATTATAATTTCACTATTGGTAAAAACAGAATTGATATTCTTAATTTGAATATCTATTAGTACTTGCCTTTTTGTTATTGGCGTTAATGGTATGTTCTTACATCCACGTTTATTGTACTTTCTAGCACATAGAACAATAAAAGTGGTGAGATCGTTTTGGTGTTTTGTTATTTTCTTTTTACTCATCTATACTAATATTATACAGAGTGTTAGCTATATGGAATTTTTTATAGCTACTGAATATGGTCTCTAATGGATTGCTTTCATTTATTTTATTAGCAATCAATGATGATGACCAGATTATTAATGGCATTAACTTTGGATTAGGCTCAGATTGTAAATAATATGTCCAAGAATTGTCTATTGTAAAATCGGTATAAATTAAACCGAGATGATTGTCCTTAAACTTATTTATATTGATTGTGTCTATTGGAATTATTAGATTAATGTTTCCATTAAAAATGACAGTGGCTATACTATCTATTGTTTCCATGAGACAGTTGGATATCATTGTCTTATGTTCATTATTGTCAGAAAAATTCTCGTATGCATGTTCTACAGTGTTTAGTTTAATATTGTAATTAGTCAGATTAGATATGTCTTCATCATTGATTTTTTTTGATAGCGCGCCGTCTAATGAATAGTCATGCACCTTCATAAGAATTTTATATTTGTCAGATTTCCACGTATTAATATTTCTTAAGACGCTTTCTTTATCAATACTTTGTGTTCTATAGTGAACTATTATAGTACTCATTTATTTCCTTCCAGCTAAGTATTGGTGTTTGTAAATTTTCTTCATTGGCTATGGCGGTGATCTTATCCGCATAATCTTCCTGTAGATCGCCCTTTAAATATTTATATAGATGCGTCATGCTAACAGATTGATGCAATCCGGTTGTTGGCGGGACATGCAAAAGCCTAAAAAGTTGTTTATTGACAATATAATTTACCTTATCAAGTATGTCATTTTCAATATCCTTATCGCATTCTAATATAAACAAAAAGCCATTTTTCAATTTAGCTGATTGTTGATAAATTGCTACTCTAATATTTTCCTTTGTTGGATTTATTAGTTTAATGCACTCGTATTTTAGATTCATTTCTTTAAGCAAATTGATAACCGGTTTGGTTAAGCCCATACACATTACTAAGATTTCAAAACAATCAATATGCTGATATGAGTGCAATGTTTCTAGTGCATTTTTTAAGTCATGTTCATCTTTTGTGAGTAAGATAATTGACCCCGTAATATATACAGACTGTTGACACAATTTCTGTTTTTCATCTATATTCAGATTTGGCTCCCAATCTAATTTACGATAGTATGGACATATACGATCAATTATGCATTCAGTATCATTGATTGTTATGGTTGTATTTCTCTTATTCAAAATATGAAATAGATTATGATGACATATAATACCATCGTCATCTTCATTTTTGCCAAAGAAACAACATTCGCTACATATTGTTTTTAGAGCCATGTGTCATTATCTCCTCTTTTTGCTAACATATCTGGATCTACTCTTAACTGTTCCCAATTATTGTAGTTAATAAGTCTATTATACATTGCCTTTTGAATCATTTCTTTATTAATTGGTCTTGGTCTAGTATCATTCAATGGAGAGAATTGACTTGAATAAAATCCGTCATGAGAGCTACGTGTAAAGCCACGGTTTAGATCAGTTAATATAGATCGAAAAGCATGTGAATTGTTAAATGGTTCATAATATGAAAATATATTGAATAATTGTGATACATATTCATAATTGTTGTTATGTGGAATTTCTATATCTTGCGGCGGTGGCATTTTGATCATTGCCGGTTGTTGCCAATCTGCATATTTGCATTGATCCGCAATTTTCATCCATATGTCTGCCGTCTTATCCCAATTATAATGTTTTTCAAATAGATTTCTAGTTTCTGTACTTCTGTTTTTTTGTTCATCATCACTGAGATTGAAGAAGTCTACAAAAGTATTAACTATTGAATCCATGTATGGAACGGCCCTATTACAAGACGTTTCCAATTCTTTATACAATGAATACTTTATCGGCAAGGCATTTAGCTTATTGACAATATCCTCCATTGCAGAATAATTTGTACAGGCTATTGGTATGCCACATGCGGCGGCTTCTACTTGTGGTAAACCAAAGCCCTCGGAATTAGCTAATTGTATATATAAATCAAATGTATTATATATCTTAGCGAGAGTGGCGTCGTTTACTCCATTGCCAACATTAGATGGAGTAGACGCATACGCTCCACATTTTGCACACCCCTTTTTGGCATCTCTAAATAACGATACTTCTACATGTTTGCATTTTTCACAGACGTAAGTTATTAACACCTTATTGGAAATTTCATATTTTTGTATAAGATCCGATAGATCCCATCCAGCATCTGGAAAGCTAGTGTGTAGATATAAAAAGACATTGGATTTATTGTGTTCTTTAATATACTTACTAAATGACTCTAATAGGGCTGGAAATAATTTGCGTCTTTGGTTACGCATAACAGTGCCTATAATTTTTATTTCTGAATCTATATTGAATTCTGAACGTACTTGATTTTTATCCATTGGCAAGAATTCTAATGACGCCGATGGAGGAGCAGATGCAATGGTATTGATTGTATTACCGCCTTGTTTTTCTATTACGGTTTTTGCCCAATCTGAATATGTAAGAACATAATCTGCATCAGAAAACATATCCAGCCATTCTGGATTTTGTGGAAAAGCATCTACTGTAGGCATCCAACACCAAGAAAATATTCTTCTAAACGGCGATTGGTATATAAAGCTGTCCATCCAAAAATCACGTATAGTGAATACTATATCTGGTTTAAAATCTAAACAAGCTCTATCAAATCTCCATGCTCCAAATTGATTAATTGGATTACTATTGTATACCTCTTGTGATTTCTTATCATTTGGATTTGGTAAATTTGGATAATTTTTCCAAGGTATATCGCCTCGCCTTTTATCAAAGACATCGCCATATACAGAAAATTCAGCAATATTGTATTTATTGCTATTGAATATTCTAGATATGACTTCACGACCGTACTTAGCATATCCAGTGTTAAGATATGATGCCTCTGTCATGAATAATATTTTTTTCTTGTTATCAGTCTGCATGATTTTGTTCCATTTTGTTCTTCATATTTTTTATTGCTTTAGATACTCTAGTTGGGGATATGCCCATTTCTTTACCAATCTTTTTATTGGTATATCCATTTAGTTTCATTTCAATGATATCTTTTTCTAATTTTGTGGTAGCACCACAAAGATCATAATAGTCTATACAGTCAAATTCTTTATCTAAATTATAGCTCATCTTAGTATTTTCATTATATAACAAATCGGGTTGTAGTTTGTTGGATTTAATAAATTTCATTATATCGTTACGAACACAATGGGTAATAAATGTCGATACCTGTCCGCGAGTAGGATCATATTTATGCCCGCTACGACATAATGATAAAAATCCAACTTGTATCAAGTCTTCTTTACTAAACAACTTATTTTTGATATACATAGAGTTAGCAATTTTGTATATCAATTTTTTATTATCTTCAATCATCTTCTCAACTTTTGCATCCATTTTATACCTCATATTAGTCTAAATTCATTAATCCTAAAACAAACACTATCATAATTTTGTCTTGCTGTAGCATCTACAATTAATATATCATCTCCAATATTTACATGATTGGCAATAGTAATAGCAGCTGTACCCCAAGCTTCAAAATCAAGAAATTCATAATCAATCTTGCTTTTTATTTTGCTTTGTCTTTTATTTTCAATTTGTATTTTTAAATACACTACCTGCGAGTCATTAATGGTTTCTAATACCATATCATCCACACAGCCAAAAAATGAACATTTATTCATAATACTATCAATCTATATCAAGAATACTTTATCCACTATGAAAGAATTTCTTTGTCTATCCTTAATTCTTCCAGAAAGCAATACGGTAGCCTCCTCATACATTATATCTCTGTTTTGCTCATAGATGTCAGGGAAAACTACAATATTTTCTAATTCTCCAGAATCATCCTCAACTGACAAAAAGGCCATAATGTCGCCATTTTTAGTCTTATATTCTCGTAGCCTCTTAATAATAACCGCAATAACAGAATCTTCCATTTTACCATCTACAATTTCCTTACATGTTGTATTTGCGTGACAGGCATCAGAACATGTGTTTAATTCCGAATGGTTAATAGAACATCCAAGCAGCTTCTCCTCTATTTTAGCATATACCATAGAATTGTCAAGCAGGCTTCTTCCCGGCGTTTTGATTCTTAGTATAATATTACTAATCTTATCTAGTCTAGATTGTGTAGTAATAAAGCCTCCCTGTTTTTTAGTACCCTTGGAAATAAAACATTCTAGTGTAGATACCGCATCTAATAAATGGCATTCTATGTTGTTTTGTATTTGATCCATTTCTTTTTTAGTTAAATCCAAGTAACAATGGTACTCATGCAGCATTTCAGTTCTTGTCTTTTTTAATCCGGCAAATGCGCCAACCTTAATTAGATTTTCTACTGCTCGCTTATTAACAAATGGTAGAACGTGAATCAAAATATTGCACCAAGTTATATTGTTGTTGTCTAATTTAGACAAATGCTGTCTTAGCTGCTTTAAATGAATTGCGCCCACATTCTTTACATTGCATATCCCAAAGTATATGGCTTCATTTTTCCAAAAGAAATTCTCTTCTAAATATTGTATAGTCGGTCCCTTGACCTCGATATTTTCAGCCTTAGCTGATATAATCAATTGTTTTTTCTCAAAGTCTGGATCTATCTTTTCATCGGCATTTTTTAGCCAATGCTTAAAGAATTTTTCTGGATAGTGATATTTTGTCCACGCTGACCAATATGCCATTTTAGCATATGCTACGGCATGTGATTTATTAAATGAATATCTGGCAGATTTCTCAATCATGTCAAAAATCTCTTCAGCCTTTTCTTGGTCAATATAGTTTTTGACGCATCCATCAATAAATTGTCCGCGAATAGTTCTCATTAAGTCTGCTTTTTTCTTACCAATAGCTTTACGTAAATTATCAGCTTCTTTCAAGTTAAAGTTAGCTAGCTTAACGGCAATTTCCATTGCCTGTTCCTGATATACAATAACCCCATATGTTTCTTCTAATAGCCCATCGATTAATGGATGTAAGCTGGGAATATCTTCATTGCCATGCTTTCTATCCACGAAGTGTTGCGTCATTGACTTGCCATCAACAACGGCCTTAAGTGTTCCGGGTCTAATAATACTGATTAGTGCTGCTAATTCTGTCATATTCTCTGGTTTTAATTTCTTACACCAAGTCTTACCAAGATGACTTTCTATCTGAAAACATCCTTTGACCCTGCCATCTCCTATCATCTCCCATACTTTAGTATCATTCTCTGGTATGTTTGTTATATCAATCATTTTCAATTCCCCATAAATGCATTTTTAAAGTTCTTTTTGGAAGCCAATGTTCTAAGCATCTTCATTGTTCTACAGAATAGTTCTGCGGTCATAACAACATCAGACATCGCATCATGTGCCGTTCCATGTGCATAGCCCATATAACCACGAATTAAATTATCAGCAGATAATGAATTTACATCCTTATTGTTTTCAAATAATGTGAACATAAAGTCTAGCATGTCAATACTATGTATCTTGTTAAATAAATCCTGCTCTCCGCGATTATTGTCTACGGGTCCAAATTTATATGGTGGTTTTGAGCATAGCCTATTTACTATTACAGAGTCAAAATTTTTAATATTGTATCCAACAGATATTGGCGCACTCCAGTTACTTCCCTTAAAATTATATTGGTTTACATAGTCCGTGAAGTTTTTCCATACTGATTCTGTTGATGGTGCGTCTTTGAGTATTTCTTCAGTCTTGCCATGTACTGCTATAGCACCTTCTTCAAGGGGGTCTATGCCTAGCTTTTTACATTCTTCTTTATCGAATATTGGCCTCATTAGGGATTGAAATTCAGAACCGGTTTTGATCTCTAGCTTTCTACCATGTATAGCGACGGCAGCGATTTGTACTGGTTGAGTAGTGTATGGATTGGCACTACTGGTTTCAAAGTCATACACAATATAATCTCTATAGTTCATCATTTACCTCTTCTATGGTATCTGCTATTTTCTTTAATAGATTTACGCCCAAAATATCAAATTTTACACATCCAATAGCTTCTAGGTCTCCCATTTCCATTCCAGCTATTTGTTCAGAGCTACGAGAAGATTTTACCATTGGGCATATTTCTTGCAAATCATTAGAGGCTATGACTACACCCGCAGCATGTTTGCCCTGTGTTTTAAAAATGCCCTCCATACGCATGGCCTGTTCAAATACTTTTGCATATTCTCCCTGTAGTTCATTGTTATCGTCCAGCCAGCAATAATCTATTAATGCATTTTTATCATTCTCTAAGGCCCATCTAATTACAGACGGATTATCCATTTCTTCTAATAGATCTGATATTGCCGCTTCATTTGGTATTTTTTCTGTAATTTGATTCATTTGATCAAAGCTACAAGTTTCATTTACCCTCAATACTTCCTTTAAAATAGACCTTCCGGCTAATCTGCCAAAAGTTAACATTTGACAAACTCTTGCTTCGCCATATTTATCCTTTAGATATTGTATTACTTGTTCTCTATAATCTGGTGGAAAATCAACATCAATATCTGGTAGCGATATATGATCGTCTGTGTTTCTGCCATCATTATAAAAACGCTCAAAGAGTAGGCCGTATTCAATAGGGTCAATTAATGTGATGCCTGTAAGGTAGCAAACTAGTGATCCACCACCAGATCCACGGGCTGGCCCAACAAGACATCCAAGCCTACGGAAATGGTTTACGTAGTCTTGTACTATTAGAAAGTAACCAGCCAATTTGGCATTTTTAATAACCTCTAATTCCTTTAGAACTCTATCCTTATAAGCATTAAGCTTACTGGCATCAACACGTTCTTTAACTAATTTAGTCCACCCATTTCTGCATAATTGCTTGAGATATTCATCTTCAGAGCTATCGTCTGGCGTTTTAAATTCTGGCAGCTTTGGTTTTGAAAGAATATCTATTTCTTCAATTAAGTTTGTTATTTCTTTGAGATTGTAGTACATTGCATTATCATACAGCTTCACAAGCTCGTCAGAAGTTTTAACATAATAATTGCTACTTTTTATAAATCTTAATGCTTCTAGATCTTTTTTCTCAATAATTTTTTGATCTAGTTTTTTCATAGTAGTTTTAAGCTTTGTGCAAATTAATACGCGGTGATCGATTGCGTCTTTCTTCTGGCAGTAATATGTGGCAGTATCTGGAATGCATATTTGATGGTTGGGGTCAATAGATTCAATAATATCCTTCATTACCTTAGTTATTGGATATGATTCATGATTTGTATTATTTACCTCAAGATAGTAATGCTTAAACTTGCCACGCATATATTCTACATGGTCGCTAGCCAATTGCTTATAATTAGCGTTGAGACAGTCTTCAATACTGTCATTATCTAAGGACTCAAAAACGCAATCAATATTAGGCATTACAATAGAAAATAATTTACTTCCGATATATCCATCAATGCATATAAAGTCATCACAGCTAATTGTATCCATAAGTATATCGAATGGAATTGTTGGATTCTCCTTATAATTACTTGGATTATTGGCAATAGATATTATGCGCAATAGCTGCGTCCAAGCATATTGATTTTTGCATATCAGCGTTATTCTTGCATCATTATCAAGAATTATTTCTGATCCTATGATGGGAATTATATTATGATTGTCACAAGCTTGTATAAATTTAACACACCCGCTGATAGTTGCAATGTCTGTAATGCCGGAATGTGTATAACCGGCATCAGCACAGGCTTTAACTATTTGATCACAACGAGATATTGATGACAATAATGAATAATGACTATGATTTCTTAGCATCTTCTAATCTTCCTCCACCAGCACCATATGTGCCTAGTTTGTCTAAATTTGCATATTGAGAGACAACGGAATCCATGCCGTCTGATTGTATCATATCATGGAAGTGTTGGCAAACGGTTTTATTTGTGTCCTTAAAATTTTCAGCAAACTTACAAAGTTTTGTGCATTTCCAATTTGATTGGTCGTGAGATAATTGTTTTGGTATTTCAACAGATTTAATATATTCAAATTTTTGCTTGAGCATATTTTCTGCTTTATCATAGTCTTCATCGGAAAAAACAATATCGAATATCCCACCATCATTAATATAGAAAATACTTGTGTAAAAGTCCTTATCTGGATACATGTTCTTTAATGCATAAAAATACAATAGCAGCTGTTTATCGGAACACAGATCCTCATATGTCTTTTCTTTACCTGTTGCCCAATTTAATCTTTTCCCAGACTTATAATCTAGTACTTGATAATATGCGTCATCTTCTTTAACTATAAGGTCTATAGTTCCCTTGATGCCAAGATATCCAGAAAAAACTTTACCATTGACTTCATAATAATATTCAGCCCAAGGTTTTTTAATCTCTATATCAAAAAATAATTCAGTAGCATGGACATTTTGATTTCTTGGATCTAATGCCCCGTTATTATATGCAATGGCTTTGTTGATCCAATTGATGCATGTTTTCAAATCAGATGGCTCTAGCCCAACATCTTCTTCGTGTTGTTTATAATACTCAAAACAAACATTCGCTATATATTCAATATCATCACATTGTTTAAATGTCAGGTTTTTAATATCATCATTCTCTAATTTCTTTTCGCCTTTGGCAATAGCTAATTGCTTATCGGCCAGTACCTGCATTGCTCTGTGAAATATTGTTCCAAGCACTGCCTTTTTGTTGGTTTTATCTTTCATTCCAAGTACATATTGGAAGAAATACTTCATTTCACACATTTCAAATGTGCCAAGGGAGCTAGAACGATGATAACATATAATCATATGATGATCCTATCTGTATACTGGTTGTAATACCCAATTGATTTGAGGTACGAAAATAGTCCTTCTTTTTTGACAAAATAATCTATATTCAATAAAATCAATAGGGACATTATAGTAATATGGAACCCATTGGTACTCATATACTGGATACAAGGCGGTTCTATATGTGGCTGTTGGAAATACTGGCACTTCAACCACAGGTGGAGATACTACTGATGGAGTATATGCAACCCATTGACCAGCAATTGCCTGCGTATAAGAACATAGATACAAAATAACACAAAATAACATATTTTTCATAACTTTGCCTTTCTATTTTATTGAAGCTGTATATTTACCAATCTGTCGTAATTTTTTAGTTACTCCCAGTTCTACTAATTTATCTATAAACTGCTTACAAGACTCTTCTATTGTCATGTCTTGGTTATTAATTACTGCATCAAATTCTGTATAATTATCAGCATCGATCTCGCTTGGATGATTACTTTCATATAATGATCTAGACAATCTAATTACTTGACCTCCCTTATCTTGTACTGCCTTAACTTCATTCATGAACCTGCAATCGCTAATTACGGCAATATCTGGCTTATCAGATTCAATCCGTTTAAAGCAATTGTTTAGCCATATTGGTGAATATATTTTCCTCATAACGTCTGTGCCAAAGCATTGCATAAATTCTCTAGATGTCATTGGTCCACTTTTATTTGTATCTAATGGCATATTCTCCCACAGCAAATGTTCTTGTATTTGATTCTTTTGTTCATTGGTGCCATATACACACTCTGACGGTATATCAAATAGCATAACACAAATTTCTTTTAATGAGTCGGCAAAATTATAACCCCTAATTAATGGCCAAATTCTACGTGACGCATACTGATAAAATTCTTCAGTATTTTGTTGTAAATCTAATAGGCCCATTTCTTCAAATTCTTTACCGTCCTCGTCATGAAATGTACAATTTACTACAAGCTGGCCCTCTGGCGACACGAAAAACTTCTCTATTACATCATGCCGCTTTAATTCATAACCATGTAGATAATTTGAAAGTGTTGTTTTCCCACTTTGCTTTTTACCGCACAATGCTATTATTTTAGTCATTAGAATTTTCCTTCAATCTGTGGTTTTATTTCTCTATTAATTTCTTCTATCGTCATATCGCCTATGTCTTTTTTAGTGAGATATACTGTATAAATATTGAATAAATACTTTAATCTCTCAGTTAAATCTTTAGCACACGCATGACCAGCATCATCGTTGTCGGTCATGATAACTATATTTGAGACTCCTGTTTTCTGAATCAGAAATTCTTGAGAATCACTAATCCTAGAACCAAATATGCCGACCGCATTATATATACCAGCCTCCCATAGTCTAATTACGTCTCCTTGTCCCTCTACCAATATTATAGTTTGCTTAGACTGAATATGCTCCATTGCTTTTCCGTAATTGTACAAAAAATTTGACTTATTGAAGCCCTTTAGATTTATCCATTTTCTTGGATCGTCGCATGTTGTCCTGCCGGTACATCCAACCATATATTGATCATTTTCATCATATACGGGAAATACCACCCTTCGATACATTTGGCTTTTAGGATTAGTACATACTCCGATATCAAATATATCTAATATTTCTTTTGAATAACCTCTCCGTAAATAGTATTCTGCTGGAAATTCTAAGTGCTTTCTAACTGTTTCTTTGGTAATCTTAGAGTCTTTCTTGACTCCTTGTTTTTTGAGATCTATTTTTAGTAATTTATCAATCGCGTTATATGTGTTGGAATATATACTAATACCACTATCATCAATAGCTACATCCGAGCAAAAATCTTTGCAAAATTTTATAACTTCTGTGAATTTGAATTCTTTGTCGTATTTTTTCTCTAATAGGCACCACACTAATGATAAAACATCTTTTCCGGGCTTGCTATCATGGCAATGCTTAGTATTGCAAAACCACTTTCCATAATGATCTTCATGATCCTCATCAACATTGATATTAAATGCCGTCTGATTATCTCCATCATGTATTGGACATGCCGAAATGATTAAATTATTAGACTCATAATATTCATCAATATCAAAAAACTGGAGAAGATCAAAAATCTTCTTCATCATTTTTCGTTTCAATATTAGCGTCTGTCTTGTCTGCGAATCCCTGTTTATCATTTTTGTCATTCTTCTTAATGCTCCTGATTGTTCCAAGCTCAGTAATTTTAGCATACTTGCCTTCCATTTGCAAGCAAATATAGCCTTCATCTTCAATTCCGGGTCCATGTCTAGAGACCACTGGGATTAATTTCTTATTGCCACATTTCATACCATCGGCAAGTTTCTCTTCTTCTGTTTTATCTTTAAAGATAGAAAAGCTAGTACATAGCCAAACTAGTCTATCTGATCCGCTTACAACGTCTGTGGATTCTTTAGTAATGCCGTCTCTATTAAGCTGGACAAAAGATAAACACGGCACATCATTTTCAACACAGAAATTATGCAGTGCTGTAATTTGAAAACCTAAGACTTGAAACTCAGCTAGATTATTATTGATACTGCCGGATGTCATCAACTTAAGATAGTCATATATGATTAAACAGTCTTTAAGATTTCCATTCTCATCATATCCAACATTTTTAATCAACCATCTTTTTGCTATAGACAATGTTTCCTCAAATGGCCTTCCAGCAATACTAATATAATCATATGGCAAGTCTTTTAGTATAGATACGCCGTGCGATATTTTGTCCTTATGCTCGTTATTATTGGAGAATTTACCAGAGGCAATTTCATTAATTTCAATTTCGCCAATATTAGCAAGTAGTCTGTTAATATGATCTTGCTTGCTCATTTCAGTATCTAGCATAAGCACTGGAATCTTATGTGTTTTTGCTACGTATAATGCAATATTGTCAGCCAGACAGCTTTTGCCGGTTTTGGGTCTAGCAGCAATAAGATCTACACATTTGCGTCTTAATCCACCACCAATTGCATTATCAAATGCAGTAAAGCCAGTGGTGATACCAATAGATTTGTCTTTATTATTTTCCAGATGCTCTATATATGCATCAATATCGTCACCAATAGACTTTGGGGATAGTTCATCTTCTTTAATATAAGATAGGCAAATATCTTGAATCGGCGTTTCTATTCTAGCCAGTATTTCAGTAATGGACTCATCGCCCGTAACTTCGTTAAGTTTTACGTATATGTTTCTTAATTCAGCTTGGCTCTTTCTGGCAAACTCCAATCTTTTGAGTTTTTTTGCATGTTCAGAAACATTATCTATATGTACTGGCGTATTCATTATGCCAGACATATGTTTCAGTACGTCATTTTTTTCTACATATTCATCAAGCTGTAGACTTTTAGCTGATGACAAAATATCAGTATAGCCAGCAGATGCTTTGTCTTTTAATGCATGAACTATGCATTTATATAGAACTTTATTGATATCTAGAGTAAAGCTATCTTCGTTAATGAATAATTGAACTTCAGATAAAATCTCTTCGCCATGCTGAAACAATCCAGCCAATACCGCTCTTTCAGATGCAACATTAACGAGCGTGCTTTCAATTTTTGACATTAACGACCTCTACGTGGTATACATTTATCGCATATGTAATTTTCTTTAGCAAACATCGGATGTACATTATAGCTTTTTCCGCACGAACTACAAGACACACTTTTTTCACTGTATGCCTTTCTATTTCTAGCCACTCTTGGCCCCTCGTCATTTATTTTATCAAACCCCTGATCTTGACCAGCTTCTGCCGACACATCATCATACATATCTTCAAACTTATTTGTCTTATTTCTATCTAATATATTTCTTGATGATTTATTATTAGATTTGACTTCAAACTTATTATTAACTATCGTCTTTTTTTGTGGTTTCCCTTTAGTGTTTTTGGGCTTTTGTTCTAGCTTTGAAATTCTATCTAAAATATCAGATAAAGCATTATTATTATCTGGTATATCGATTTCATTACCAGTGATCATTGTATATGCTTGAGCTATTAATTCCCAGTTATTTTCATTTATTCCGTCTTCTAATAGTTGTGATATATTCATTTGAAGCTCCTACATTTTCCTAAGTCTTGAAATAGTGATACTCGTTTTTTTATGTCCTTACATGTTTCATTTAATATGTTCATACCGGCTTCAAGTCTCATTCTACATCTTTCAATGGATTGAGCAAATGTATTATCATTGATAATAGATTTTTTTCTTATTTCAGCCGGGAGGTATTTATCATAATTGTCCCAGTATTTTGAATACAATAAATTCAATGCTTCGATGCACCAAGTATATTGTCCATGTATTACATCATGTTTTTTTTGCAGCAATCCAGCATAATTCATAAGTGTAATGCCGTGACAAAAACATTCATCTTGTGATAGACTCATTAGCTCTCCATGAGACATATCTATAATGAATTTATAATCATCACTATTCTTGTATTCAACTATATTATTCTCTTTACAAAATGAATCAACCCATTGTGTAAATTTCTCTAGAGCTTCTACTGATTCACTGACTGTTGTATCAAATGCTTCCATTGTTTTTCCTCGTTATATGGCAGTACTATAACCTTGATGCCGTTCATATCTCCCCACTCTATTTTATCTGTATCTCGTCTTTTTGCATATACGAAGTCTAATTTATTAGCATGAAAAAATGAAGAATATTCATAATGCTGTTTTCCATGAACTTCTATTATACACATTAATTCTGGGATAAAAAAATCAGCATATAGCAATGACGGCCTACCAATTCTTTTAGATCCCGGCAGTGTTACTTCCTCATATATTGATATATGTGGAAATAATTCATTCAATAATGTTCTAGCTTTCAGATGGAGCGATGATTTATTGTTTTGATATTTTCTGCTATTGTTTTTGGTAAAATTAAAATTGTGTTCTTTTTGATCAAAACCAATAACTTTAAACATCCAACAACATAGCTCCAACCTGATCTCTAATTAAATCAAAAATTTTGTTATTCTCAACTAAGAATTCATATATCTTTGTTTGACCTTGAAATTTGGGAGCCTCATCAAATCCCTTAGTGCCTTGTAGAAATGGTATGCTATACCAAGCACCAGCCTTTTCAATAATGCCAAACGATTCGGCCAATTCAATTATTTCTTTTTCTTTATCTATGCCCTTGTTATATTTGATATAGCTAATGCATTCTGTACCAGACGCACCCATAGAAGAACAACTAATTTTCCAATGAATCAATTGGCCTATTTTTTTATTGCCATCCTCCCAAGGTTCTATCTTGGCGATATCTAGTCTTGTATCTGCTTGATATTGTACCATTACTCCGCAGTCTGGTATTTTAATCTTACCATATCCAGAAGTATTAGTAATGTAATGTGTGATTATCAATACAATGATTTTATTTTTGACCACGGTTTGTGAAACTTTTTTAATCCAATGTGATAATAATTTTGGCAGGCTGGCCCTCAGTGACGCAGAAGAACTTTCTTCTAATTCAGTTCTTGGCACTAAGGAGGAGCATGAATCTATTACACATACCGCTCCTTGATTTTCTGGACGCTTCATCAGACTTTCAGCAATATCTAGAAAGTCTTCAGCAGATAATGAATCTGCATCTTCTGGGCTATGAATAATTTGTATTTTATCTAGATCTAGCCCTTCTATACCAACAAGATTATATGCTTTCAATCTGCTTTCGCCGTCAATATATATTACTGGCCTGCCCTCATCTTGTGCGTTTTTGCAAATCTGTAAGCAGGTTGTGCTTTTGCCAGTTTTTGGATCTCCAGAAATAATGGTCCAGCTACCTTCAAGTATTCCACCATTCAATGCCAAATCTAATGATGGACTGACACTTATTGGCTTTAGTTCTGTTTTTAATGTTAACAGTTCAGATCCTTTAGAAACAACTTTACCAAAAGCCTTTTGTATGGCTTTGTCGGTGCTTAAATCAACTTTAACTTTAGCCATTATAAATCCTTCAAAATATTTTGTTTTTTTGTTTGCGCAAACGGTTTAGACACTTCCATTACTACATTATAGCTTTCCTCAAGTGTCTTATCAACCCTAGTGGACTCAAATTTTTCAATCAATGGAATAAGCTTTTTATCCTGTAGCTTCAGAATAAATTTTGCTTCTGGACAATTAATGGCAGACGATATTGAATCTACATTGTACTTTTTAAGTAGCCTCGCGGCGGCTATTACTTGTCCCTTATATGCCCCATGCAATTTATTATCCTGTGTCCAGAATCTTTCTGGGCATTTACCACTATTAAATGCCTCGTTTCTTTTAGTGAAAATCAGTTCAGCTAAATAATTAGAGGGTGTTATATATCCCTCTTTGTATTTAGACTTAAATGGTGTCGCTTCACAGCACGGTTTGGGTTTATTGCCCGCACTATTTGTCCGCTCTGATTTTGTGGATATGTTCTGTTTTGTTTCTTCTGTTTGGATTTTGTTTGTTTTGCTCACCCTTTTCTGATGCCTCCTTTGTCATTACGGCATATCCCTTTTTAGTATTAACAGACATTAGCTTATCTATTGTATCATTCTTTTTCTCATTGTCAAGACAGGCATGATAATATGATTCTATGCTATTCTTGTCTAGTTGTGTATCTGCACATATTTGATCCAAGGTTAATTCGTTGCAGTTCTTTTCTATATAAAACTTTGTTACTTTATCCAATTCCAATATATTTGTTTCAATTAACTGTGATTCTGATCGGTTATTCTTTTTTATCTTGGGCATTTTCTTCCTCCTCTAAGGCTTTTTTGATTTTAGATATTTTATCCTTGATCCCATGCAGCATCTCTGGATAACTATTATAGCTGCAAGAATATGAAATGTGAGAGTTGCCATTTAAAAATTCTTCTTCTTGATCTTCTATGGTTCTTAAAAATGCGGACTGACCATGATATTCTTTAATATATGGAATGACAAAAATAGTTATTTCATTATTTTCCATCTTCTATATATCTCCGTTTTTGTTGTGAATTCATTTTATTTATTTGTGATCTAATTTCGGATTTTGCTTCTTTTAATGCCGTCTTTTTTGATTCTTGATCTTTACCATTCTTTTCTTGAACCATTGTTTTACCCATTTTGGTAGTATTTCTTTCTGCCAATTGTCCAAGGGTGGTTGGATCACCCTTAACAAATACATGTGGTGAATATAATATTCTAACCAATGAATTGGTGCCACAATGCTCACACAGCGTCAATGGGTCTGATTTTATTGACTGATAAATATCAGCTATCGAATATCCACAGTTTTCACATTCATAATCATATGTCGGCATTATTCCTCCAGTGCTTTAAGTATTTTTGCAATAATTCCATTTCTTTGAATATCATCATATGTAAGAAAACATACGCCAATACCATCAATGCCTGTTAGCTTATCTATTATAGTATCAAGACCGTTCCTATTTTTAATATCCGTTTGTCTAATATCTCCATTAATTATTACTTTAGAATTACTGCCCATTCTTGTCATGAACATCTTAATTTGCTCTAGTGTACAATTTTGAGCTTCATCTAATATCATTAATGAGTCATTATATGTGGCACCACGCATTACTTCTAATGGCTCATATCTAATCATCTTTTGGTTAAAGTATTGTCCATAATTATTGAAGCCTAAAAATGCTCTGATATTTTCTTCAATCGGCTTTAAGTATGGGGCAATTTTATCTCCAATTTCTCCCGGCAAAGCACCGATGTCTTTGCCAGCACATACCAATGGTCTAGTGGCAATAATCTGTGTATATTTACCAGAATCTAAATACTGTGCAAACATACCGGCAGCAATGTAAGATTTACCAGAACCGGCAGGTCCAATACAGATAGTTATATCATTTTGTATAATTGACTTAATGTATTTCTTATGATTGTCAGTTTTGGCCTCCAGTACTTTTTTCTCATTACGCTTTTGTATTAAATCTTTATTGATGTTTGAATTATTTGAGTTGTTTTTATTGCTATTAACAGAAGACCTCTGTTTTTTCATTTTAGAGTCTTTCTTCATAGGTGAATTATAATTATACTAATCCAACTGTAATGTCCTCTATTTTATCAAATATTTACCACATCTTACAAGACCAGTATCTGGCTTTCCATTTTGGACCCGGATTTGTATCGCATTGATGTCTAGCTCTGAAGCTTTTTCTTCTGGCTGGATTATCTCTTTTGATTTCCATATTTGGATCACCAAAATTGACTTTAACTACGTTGCCCTTATCATTCTTTACGTATACACTAAATTTCTTTGGGCCATCTGGTGTTCTAAATGGCTTATTTAATTTAACTTTACGGCCTTGGTATTCTGAAGCGGTTCCAAGGTATGTAAGAACTACTCCATTTTTTCTATATACTCCTTTGCGTTTGAATCTATAAACTTCACCAGTTTTTGGATCTTCATACTCATATACAGAAAGAGATAACATGTCCTCATCAGTTGGCATTACTTCTTCCATATCTTCCATATCTTCTATATCTTCTTCTTCTTCTTCTTTAGATGGATATAAAACGGCATCATAGATAGATTGAATATAATACTCTGCTTTAGAAATATGGTCTTTTGTCCATTCTTGAAATTCTATTGGAATCGATGATACTATTTTACTTAACATCATTAGCTGATCATGCATTTTTTGAATTTGGCTAATCTGCATTGCGCCATCATCATTAGATTGTGCTTTTTTCCAAGCGTCCTTACTTGGTCTATCTGGATCTCCCGGCTTTGCTGGTTTATACTTTTTACCCTCGCGTTCTTTCTTTTTACGAATATTTTCCCATAATCCCGGTTTAGCGGCGAACGCATAATCTTCTACATCATCATCTAAATCTATATATTCATCTTCTGATGGGATGTAGACATTTTTTTCATCATAAATAATTTCAGTACTGCCATATGTGTCTTCATAATATGCATCTTTAACCTGATCCCCCTTGGATTCTTTAGAAGAACTAATGCATACGGCATATCTTTGACCACTATCTGGATAGTCTTTATTCATAGTTTCATTAGACATACATCTAGATAAAAAATCAGTTCTGTCTTCGTCTGGTTTTCTTTTTGGAATTGGCATGTTTAAACCTCGTCTTGTTCTTTAATAAAAACACCGTTTACCATCCTACCTTTACGATCCTTAATATCATCATATGCTTTTAATAAGCAATCATTTATTGACAAGTTGTTTCTCTCCATGATATTCAACATAACTACTAACATATCTCCTAAATCATCACGAATATCTTTGCCCTTGCATACACTATCGGATAATTCACCAAGTTCTTGTAGCAGCTTTAATGTTTGGTCTTTATCGCTACTGCCATCAATTAAATTTCTATCGTAATGCCATCCTATTATCTTTGCAATTAACCTGCTGGTAGTATTAACTACATTTTCAGAATCTGTGTCAGCAGTGCTTGTAATAGTAATGCTATCTTTAAATAATGGTATGAACTTGCTTTTTTTATTGTCTATTTTTTCTAGTTGTCCCATACGATTTAATTGATCATTATATGTCATAGTTTAATATCTCCAAAGTCCGTATCGCTCAAATCATTCTTGCTGGCACCAATTTTGTAAGAAGTAATTTCATGTTCCTGCGGTGCCACTTGTACGCTTTCGCTGTTTAACCATGGCTCAGTCCATCCCGCAATTGGATTTTTGCCAACGTTTTCATAGGGTAGTCCAATAGTTTTTCTTCTAGACATACAGAGCCAATCTATGTATTGATGTAGCACGGCCTCATTTAATCCAATGATTGAGCCATCTTTAAATAGGTATGATGCCCAAGCCTTTTCTTCATTTGCTGCGTTTTCAAACATTTCTATTGCAGCATCTTTACATTGTTCTGCCGTTTTTGTAAACCCCTCTTCTTCATGCTTATGTAGTATTTTCAAGATTTCTTGCGTATTGGTCAAATGAAGTGCTTCGTCCCTCTTGATTAATTTAATAATATCGGCATTGCCAACCATTTTCTTATTTTCGGCAAAAGCAAATGAGCAGATAAAGCTGACATAGAATCTAACCGCCTCCAGAATATTAATGCTTATGATAGTCATATAGATTTGTTTTCTAAGATCTCCCATCTTAGTAGACTCTGAATCCATACCCATTAAGTTATTATAGTCTTGTATTGCCGATTTGGCTCTTTTCATAATTTCTTTATCTTCATATATCCCTTCAAATATTTCAGAGCTATCAGCATATACATTCTGAATAATATAGCTATAGCTCTGTGAATGGATTTTTTCAAAAAACTGCCATGTCATAAGACATGCTTCCAATTCAGTATTAGTAACATATTCAAGAAGTGTTGGCACACCCCTACAAATAACACTATCGAGCATTGTTTGATATTTTAGATTAGATGTGAAAATGAATTTTTCATTATTTGTTAATGTTTGAAAATCAGCCCTGTCCTTTTTAAGCTCTATTTCCTCTGGACGCCAAAAGTTCATCATTTGTTTATTATCCAATTCTTTGAAAACTGGATATTTAATCACATCATACCGCTGTACGCCAAGGTCTTTGCCTAGAAATAGTGGCTGAGATGATGGATTTACGCTTTTAGTATTGAAGATAGTTTTCATATTGCACATGCCCCACTTTCACAATTGGTGTCTTTTTCGGTATCGCCATCTCCATCTGGCGTGTTTG